ATTACATACTATTTACGAGATGAACATAAAGAGCGTAGAACTCTTGGTGGGGCAACAATACAGAATCAAAGTTCTACTACACAGAGAGATAATGTGGCTTTTCCAGATCACATTAAGCGAGTTTTAGACTTATATAAGAATTTTTAATGGCAGCTACAGAATTAACACAGCTAATATTAAAGGTACAAGAAAGAGTGAAAGATTCTTCTGAAATTTATCGTCATTTTGTTTCAGATAAGCGTGCTCACTTTGTAACTCTGAATGAACAGCAAATGATTGAAGATGTTAGAAAAGCTGCACAAGCAGCTCTTGGAAGATCAAAAGTAGATCAGTTGCCCACAGAGATACAGAGTTTAATTAATACTGAAACTACAAAGATGTTTGATAAGTACGTAAAAGCTCTTCATCCTGATAGATTTTTATCAAAAAGAAGAAAGTTTGAAACATCAGAGTATAACGTTACAGGCGGCGCCGGCAGTAGAGAGTTAACTGTAGTATTTGGTATAAAATCAGGTAAGAAGCCTACAAGCGTATTTAATGCTTTTAAGCGAGTTAAACAAGCAGCACAAAGGACTCTTTTAAAAAACTTAAACTCAAAATTAAAAGAAGCAGGTGCAAAAGAAAGGCAAGTAACAAGTAAAAGAACAGGTAAAACAAGAACACTCCAGCCTATTGATAAAAATGAGTTTCTTGATATTGGCCACATGGGAGCTTCTGCAGTTCAGCAACAAAGAAGAAGAGAAGCACAAAATTTAATCATAAATGGGTATGAAACATCTGCAAATCCAGTGGTAAAAAAATACATAGAGCAGCTTGCAGGAAGTGCTCAGATTGTATTAGATAGGCAGCCAAGACCTGAAAAGGGTGGTAAAGAAGTTTCAGAAGTAGGCTTAGAGTTTGCAGGAGAGAATAGAAAAGCTCTTGATGTGCCAGGAATAACAAGAGACCTTGAAGCTGATCTAGAAGCAGCTTTAGTTCAGTTTTCTGATTTATTTGCTACAGATCCCGGGTCTCCGTCTTTTGTTGATACAGTAATACAGGATGTAGATAATGGCTTTGCAAAGCTACCGGGAAAGAAAACAAATATTAAAAGAGGCAGCACCAAAAGAAAACCAAGAAAAATAAAAGCAACCAAACAGAAACCGAAAGCTAGTAAAGGTGAAGCGTTTATAGACAATACAAAAACGGCAGCTGTACAAGCAGGAGTAAGAGAAAGCAGGAAACAATCTCCTATAAATTTAATGTCTTTGATAAATTCAAAATTACCACAGACAGTTAGAAAAAATATGGGCTTTCCAAGATTAGAAAATCAAACAGGCACATTTGCTGCTTCAGTAAGGGTTACAGATGCATCTACGACAGCACAGGGATTTCCAAGCATAGGATATACCTATCAGCGTCAACCTTACGGCGTATTTGAAGCATCAAGCGGTAGTAGATTTGCAAGCCCAGAAAGAGATCCAAGAACTCTTATTAATCAATCAATAAGAGAAATCGCAGCGGAGATAGTAACAGGTAGATTGTATACTAGGAGAGTTTAGTGAGTGAACGCACATATACCTCTAGAAGAGCAAATATTTTACGCTCTCTTACTACGAAGTTGAAAGATATTGATGGTTCAGGAGCTTTTCTTACAGATCTACAGAATAATGTAGAGCCTAGGCTGAAGTTCTGGGACGAAGTTGTAGAGTTTCCTGCAGTTCACTTAAATGCAGGAGCAGAAACACGACAGTATCAGGGGGGTGGATTTAAAGATAGATTTTTAGCAATAACAATTCGTTGCTATGTTCAAGATGAAGAAGACGCTACTGAAGCTTTAAATTTACTTATGGAAGACATAGAAACAGTAATAGAAGAAAATTCACGTTTAGAATATTCTGATAGTCAGAATAATACTTTTAATACTCAACAAATCACAATAATTAGTATAAATACTGATGAAGGTGTACTAGAGCCCCTAGCCGTCGGAGAAATCGACATAGAGGTTCGTTATTAGAAAATACTGGCACGAACAGACGTTCACGTCCAAGTCTTTTCAAGATACATAGGAGAAAACTATGGCCCAAGTATTATATTTTAGTCGCGACACTAAAATGTATGTCGAGATTGGCTCAGCTATATGGGAAATTCCCGTACTAGATGGGTTCAGTTTCTCACAAGGAGCTAACTCTACAGAGGTTGTACTTTCAGAAGCAGAAAGTTCAGCCGGTGTAAGTAAGCGTGGACGAAGAGTGTTTAACGACTCCTTGGCACCTGCCGAGTGGTCTTTCAGTACTTATGCTCGTCCGTTTTTATCCGCAGGTTCCGGAGCAGGAGCTGCTGATGGTCAAGCAAAGCAGCATGCAGTGGAAGAAGTACTGTGGGCAATGATGGCAGGCCCCGCAACGTATTCAAGTAATGCGTTTACAGGTACAACAACTCATGGTACAGGTACAAATGCAGATTTAGCTATTGACTTTGATCAATCAAACAAGTCACAGCTAGGAACTGCAAATATTTACTTTTCACTTGATGATGCTGGAACACCTACGGTGTACAAGCTTACGGGTGCAGTTGTAAATGAAGCAAGCATTGATTTTGATATTGAAGGTATTGCTACAATTAACTGGTCTGGTTTTGCTTCTACAATTACAAGTGTAAATAAACCTACAAAAACTATTTATGAAGCGATCAATGCAACGAATAATTATATCCGAAATCGACTTACACAGCTAGAAATTACTGCTGCAGATACTAGTACTTTCCCAGGTGCAGGAAGCGGTGTTTATAATCTTACTCTTACTGGTGGTAATATAACAATATCTAACAATATGACCTTCTTAACACCAGAAACAATTGGATCTGTAAATACTCCTCTCGGTCATGTAACAGGTGCTCGATCTGTAAGTGGTAACTTTACTTGCTATCTAGCATTTGAAACAAGTGGTGGTAACGTAGGTACCTCGACAGATTTCTTCTCAGATATGAAGAGCACAACAGCTCTGGCTAAAGTTGTAAACTCTTTCCAAGCTATCTTTAAGATTGGGGGTGGAACCTCTCCATTCTTGAAGTTTACTATGCCTACAGCTCACTTTGAGATTCCTACTCACAATATTGAAGATGTTATTGCTTTGGAAACTACTTTCCAAGCACTGCCATCCACAATTGGTCTAACAGACGAGGTAACACTCGCATATCGCGGTGTAGCTCCTGATGCATAATATAAAAGGGGCTTCGGCCCCTTTTTTCCTCTTACCTATCAAAAATATTTCTTGACTTTTATCCTCTTGTCAAGTAGAATATACACTATCTAAATATTACTTTAAAAGGATTTGTAAATGACGGACAGCCCAGTTTCTTTAGCCAGTCTTATGACACCAAGTAAGACGGTAAGTGTAGATTTTCCTGGTTATTCAGGATTTTCTGTTGATTTATGCTATCTTGCGAGAGAAGAATTAGTAAAACTTCGAAAACGCTGTATTAGCACAAAATGGAATAAAAAGACTCACCAACCGGAAGAGGACTTGGATGAGGATAAGTTTATTGTTGAATATACAAAAGCAGTCATAAAAGGATGGAAAGGTCTTAAGTATCGTTACCTAGAAGAGCTTCTTTTGGTAGATGTAGGAGAGCTTGATCCTGAGGATGAATTACCCTATACAACTGATAATGCAGAACTTCTTATGAAGAATGCAACTTCTTTTGATACATGGGTAACAGAGGCTGTTGGTGACCTAGAAAATTTTACTGGCAACAAGTAGCGTATATAAGAACGCTGCTTGAGCGTTACGTAAAAGAATCCACCCAAAACGTAGATTTAAGTAAATATTTAGCACTCTGTGAACAATTAGGACAAGAACCAGATCCTGCCCAAATGCCACTGGAGGCTTCGGCGTTTCCGTACGAAGTTCAAGTGGCATTTTTTGTGTTTGACCTTTTATCGGATAAGTGGGATAGCATGTCGGGTATGTATTTAGGAAAGGACTGGTCTTCAGCCACTTTTCTATTTGAAGCATATAAAATAGAAGATGTACCCGTTATAGTTTATTTCGCAAAAGTTTATGAAAATATTATCGTATCGCATAGATCCGAAGAACTTGCCCGAAAGCAAAAACAAGCACAGCAATCGGCAAGAAATAAGGCGAGAGTAGGTGGCTAAAAAACGCAAAATTATGGTAGACGTCGTAGTCGACGATAAAGGCACAACCAAGAAGATGGCTGTGTCCCAGCGTCAGCTGGACGGGGCTATGAAAGATACAGAAAAGTCTACCAGACAAGCCAGAAAGCAGATACGAGGTGCTGCACAAACTGCAAGTGCTGGTGGCAAGCAATTTGCTGCTCTTGCATCTGGCACTGGAGGCTTGGTTGGTGCATACGCAACTCTTGCTGCACAAATCTTTGCTGTAACCGCAGCGTTTAACTTTCTAAAAGAAGCAGGCTCTCTAAAGTTATTACAAGAGGGTCAGCTTGCCTATACCGCTGCAGTTGGTACTTCTATGAAATCCTTGACAATGGATATTCAAGCAGCAACAGGCGCACAGCTAGGTTTTAGAGAAGCTGCGCAAGCGGGTGCTATTGCAACTGCTGCAGGCTTATCCCCCGACCAAATTGTGGCATTAGGTAAAGCAGCAAAAGATACTTCAACTGTACTTGGTCGAGACTTAACAGATTCATTTAATCGTTTAGTTCGTGGTGTAACAAAAGCAGAACCAGAACTATTAGATGAACTTGGTATTATTTTACGACTTGAAAAAGCTACTACTGATTATAAAACCTCTCTTGGTATAACGGGAGAGCTAAGTGCGTTTCAACGAAGCCAAGCAGTAACTGCTGATGTTTTAGAACAAGTAGAAAAGAAATATGCCAGAATCTTAGCAGTTACAGGAGAGAGTACAAACGAGTTCCAAAAACTTGCAACAGCTTTTGATGAAATAATTATGAGTATTCAAGAGTTTGCTGTTAAGTTTTTAACTCCAGTTGCTCAACTTTTACAGAAATTTCCTCAATTAATTATAGCTGCCTTTGCTCCTTTTACTATTTCAATTTTAAGAGCAGCACTCCCATCTTTAGCTGGTCTACAAGAAAGTTTAGGTGTGTTTGCAGATAAGGCTAAAACTAGCTTTGCTCAAGCACAAGCAGCACAAGCTAAATTTAATAATGATGTTACTCGGCTTGCTGCAAGCAAAGCTACTCAAAAAGCTCTTTTAAAAGAAATAGGAGCAGAAACAAAAGCAGCCACCGCAAAAGTAAAAATAAGAAAAAATTCTTTACTACAGTCTTTGAGAAATGGAGAGAAGCTCGACGCAAGACAGATCAGAGCAATTAGAAGAAACTTAGAGAGACAAGCGCGCGGCTATGAAATAAAAGATAAAAGAGTTTTACGCTCTCTTGAAAAGAGTTTAAAAAAGATGGAGCTTTTAAATAAAGCTACCACAGATAAAATGAAACTACAGTTTCAAACTCTTGGCGCAAAAATATCTTCTTCAGTTACTGCAGCGACTGTTCAAGCAAAGAGCGCAATAGCAAGTCTTGCAAGTTTTACAGCAAAAGCGGCGGGCTTTATGGCAACTGCTTTGGGTGCAATAAGTTGGATAACTTTAATCGTATCATTAGGTGCTCTTGCATACGCTTTTATTCGTGGATCTGAAGAAACAGAAGAAATTACAAATAAATTTCAACACTTGATAGACAAAGAAAAGCAATTACGAGAAGAATCTGATAAAGTTGTTCAAGTTCAGAATATTTTAAATGAAGAGTTTGAGCGAGGAACTCAGATGATTGCTGCTTATGGAGCAAGGCTAAATGATATTTCTACTAAATCTTTGGGCCAAATGGTTAATCAAGAAGCTGCTACAAAGGCTATCGAAGCATACTCTCGAGCGGTAGAAAAAGCAAGAAAAGAAGTAGAAAAGTATGATAAAGCTCTTAAAGCTTCTCAAGGAGCTGCAGCAGCTGGCTCAACTCGCTCAGGCCAAGCAGGAAGTAGAAGAAGGGCTCAAAGAGAAGTAGCAAGCGGCACTGTTCTTCAAAAAGATCTTGATGATGCAACTAGACGCTCAAATGAGAGCTTTGCAGACTTTATTATGCGTCAAGAAGGTATGGATGAATCAACTCAATCTGCACTCGCAACATTAGGAAGAGAGCTAGATGAGTTGAAAGCTCTTGATAATGAGCTTTTTAGTAGTAATAAACTAATTCAAGAGTACAGAAAGAATTTAGAAGGCTTCATTGGAGGTAACGAAGAGTTAGCAGAAAAAGTTTTTTCATCAAGAGACGCAATTATAGAACTAAGAGGAACTATTGAAGGCCTTACAAGAGCTACTGAAGAAAATATTTCAACAAACTTACGTTTACGAATGAAACAGTTTCCTATAACGGAAGCAGATGCTTTTGTAACTGCACTGAAAGCAGAACAAAGAGAGCTGACTAAGCTAATTGCAACTCAAGAAGATGGAAAAGCAATAGAATCTCAAGTTGAACGACAAAAAGAGCTTAATAAACAACTTGACTTTTTTACAAATGCCGCAGCCTTAGAGACTCAAGTAAAAAGAGCTACTCTTGAAATACAGATACAAGAAGCCAAACTCCTGGCAGGTAAAACAAAACTTCTTCAAAATGAAGTAAGATCTCGAGCAAAAATAGCACAAAATCAAATAAAAATATTTGAAGCAGAGCAAAAGATTGCTCGAGCAAGATCGCTGCTCAGTCAAGATCAAATAAAAGCACAAAGAACATTAGCAGATACTTCTGGTGAAGTCACCGCCACTCAAAGAGACGAAGCTCAACAAATTCTCGATGGATTAGATGCAAGACAACGAGTTATAATGCTTGAAGAAGGAAAAATAGGACTACTTAGAGTTCAAACTTCTGAATTAGAGAGGCAGTTAAATACAACCCAACAATTACGAGATGCAAGTTTACAGGCTTTTGAGTCAAGTGCTCAAAGTGGAATTGCTGCACTTATAAAAGGTACAAAAGATTTTAAAGATGCACTTACAGACCTAGCAACAAGCGTACTAAATTCGATAGCCGATACTCTTGCCAGACAAATTACAACAAGAATAATGGGAGCATTTTTAGGGGTTAAAGATCCTGCGGTTGAAATGTCAGAAGCAATTAGAACTTCTACTGAAACGGGAGCAGACACATTTGAAACCGCAATTGTTAGGGCGACGCAAACTGGAGCCAATGCTCTGGCTAATGCCGTTGCAGGGGGTGCTCCAGGAATAACTCAATCGGAGTCAGGTGCTCCAACAGGAGTCAGAGATGTAGCTACAAATGGGGACGAGGAAGAACAGAAGAAAAAACGCGGACTTTTTAGTTATTTATTTGCTCGAGGAGGGGAACAAACGGGCGGGTCCGAAGGAACCAGCATAGATCCAAAACACGGAAAAGTAGAAGAGCAGAAAGTAGTTGGAAAATCACTTGGTATTTTTGGTCCATTCTTAAATGACTTCAGTGCGATTTTTGAGCAAAATACTGCTGGGGGTTTTCTTGGACAACTAGGAAAAACCTTTATGAGCGGAGCAGAAGGTTTTGGTAGTTTATTTACTGATCTTCTTGGCGGTCTCTTTGGAGGCGGTGGAGGCGGCGGTCTTGGAGGTCTTTTAGGTGGAATATTTGGTTTCCGATATGGCGGCATATCTTCTTACAGATATGGAGGAATGTCTGATAGATACTCTACTGGAGGAATCGCACGCGGTCCACAGGCTGGATACCCCGCAGTATTGCATGGAAACGAAGCAATCGTACCTCTTCCAAGTGGCGGAAAGATTCCTGTAGAAATGAAAGGAGGAGCTGGACAAACAAATAATGTTGGTGTAACTGTAAATATATCAGGAGACGGACAAGCAACTACAGAAATGCAAGGAGACCCAGGAAAATCAGAGGTATTAGGGAAACTTGTAGCTGGAGCTGTACAAGAAGAGTTACAAAAACAAAGAAGACCTGGAGGTATATTAAGTCCTTATGGAGCAGCTGGAGGAATCTAATGGCACTCGGATTTACAACATCAAGTAATTTTGGCAGTTTAAATGTTCTTCCTGACAAAGGAATGACGCGAAAAGCTACGCCTCAAGTTCGACGAGTAAATTTTGGAGACGGCTACGAGCAAAGAACAACTTATGGAATAAATAGCGTTAAAGAAGAGTATAATGTTAGCTTTAAAAATCGTACTCGTGGAGAGATAGAGAATATAGCAGGCTTTTTAAAAAGTTTAAAAGGAGTTACATCTTTTATTTTTACTGTGCCAGATCATTCTAGCACAGAAGAAGTTACTGGTGTTCTTGATAGTACAACAGATGATGAAAAGTCAATACGAGTAGTTTGTGACAGCTTTAATGAGAATTATCAGTATGAAGACTTTTATACTTTAACAGCTGTATTTAGAAGGGTTTACGAATAATGACAGCTATAGTTGAAAATGTACAAAAACAAGGTGTTGAGTCCTCAATAATTACTTTGTATCAATTAGAGTATGCCGCCGGAACCTTTGCTTATTTTTCAAGTGGGACAGAGGAGGATTTATCAAATATTGAATTTCGTGATGCAGATGGAACAATACGAAGCTATACTCCTATCCCGATAGAGATAGAAGGATTTGATATTCAGTCCGATGGTGCTTTATCTCGTCCAAAAATGACTGTGGCAAATATTGAAAGTACTTTTAAAAGTTCTATTGGTGGTTTAAGTTTTGAAGATTTAGTTGGAAAAAGAATTACTCGTAGAACCACGCAAGAAAAGTATTTAGTAGGAAACTCTGGGGATTCAACTCCTCCTGTAGAGTTTCCAAAAATAACATATGTTATTGATAGAATTTCTTCAAAGAATGTAATGCAAGTAGAATTTGAACTAGCCGCTCCTTTTGATCTTGCAGGAATACGGCTCCCTCGTAGAGTAATTATTGGTGGAGCTTGTCCTTGGAAGTACCAAGGGGCCTCAACTACTTTGTCCGAAGCAAATAAAGAAGGAGGCTGTCATTGGAGGCTTGATAATAAGCTAACTATAGATGGTACAGATCGATCAATATTTATAAATGTAAATGATGAACAAATATTACCATTTGTTAGTGGTGTTGCTTTAGGTACGGCTGCAAGCGGCACATCTAATTTTATAAAGGATCAGTACTATTATACAACTACAACTCAGCAAAGGTATGATACTGCGGGTGTACTATCTTCTGTAAGTGATGCTTTAACTTATCAATACTGGCAATGTTTGTCAGCAACAACAAGTCAGCCTTCAGCTACAAATGCATCTTTTAGAAAAGTAAGAAGATATCTTACTTCTTATAGTTCTGGTTTTACTTATCATGGATACTTAGATAAAGCTTTTAATCATAATGTGCTATATAATAATATATTATGGCAAGTAAAAAGAATAAGTGTAGTAGGGGTTACTCCTCAAGAAGGAGAATTTTGGACAAGAGCAGATAATTGTGGTAAAAAATTAAACTCATGCTCAATGAGATATCAAGCAAAGTTAAATACAGTAGTAAATAGCCAGTTTACTGCAGTATCTGCAAATAGAAACAATACAGTATCACTACCTTTTGGAGGCTTTCCCGGTGTCATACAGCGCAGAAGATAAGTATATTTTAAAGCATTTATTAGAGGCATACCCAGAAGAAGGATGTGGGATATTACAAAATAAAAAAGGAAAATTAGTATGGATTCCCTCTACAAATGAAGCAGAGAATCCCGAAGAAGAATTTGTAATAAATAGTGATGATTATTTAAAAGCAAGTCTAACAGGAGATATCTACGCAGTAGTCCATAGTCATCCTGATGCTTCTCCAGAGCTAAGTGAGGCCGATAAAAGAGCAAGTGACTATTTAGGAGTAAAGTATATTGTTTATTCAATACCTGAGGGAACTAAAGCAGAGTATAGTCCTAGACAGAATCCTTTGCTAGGAAGAGAGTATAGTTTTGGAAGTAATGATTGTTGGGGATTAGCAAGAGATTTTTATAAAAAAGAGTTTGATGTTATACTTCCTATCATGCAGTTTAAGGATAATTGGTGGGAAGAAGGTTTAAATTACTTCGATGATTTATTTGAAGATTTTGGATTTGTAGAGGTAGCAGAGCCAAAATTTGGAGATATAATTTTATTTAAAATTTATAATAATATACCTAATCATTGTGGAGTTTATTTACAAGAAGATATTTTTATGCACCATGCAGTGAATCGCCTTTCTTGTAGAGAAAGTTTGTATCCTCTGTGGATTAAAAATATATCAAGGTACGCAAGATATGCAAAGAGTTAAATTAGTAGGAGAAATTGCGAAATTTGGAAGTAATTGGGAGACTGATTGCAGAGATATTCGTGATATATTTAGACTAATAAACTGTCAAACCTCTGGGTTTCGTCAGCATTTAATCTCGGCTGCAGAGGCGGGTATTGGGTATGAAATAAAAAGGGGCGAAGATTACCTTGAAAGCGAAGACGAGCTTTTGCTTTCATTAAATAAAGAAGATATAATTATTACAGAAGTGCCTGCTGGAGCAAAGGGAGCAGGAAAAATATTTGCAGCTATAGCAATTGCTATTTTAGTAATTGCTAACCCTGGGACTTTATTTTTTACTCCAGGAGTAGCTGGAGCAGCTGGAAGCCTTACTGCGATTGGGCAGTTCGCAGTAGGGTTAGCAGTTAATCTGGCCTTAACAGGTATTGCTGAGATTATGGCACCCGGCCCAGAATCAGACTCCCAGCAAGAACAGGGGTACTTGTTTGATGGTCCTACAAATAATGTGCAGCAAGGTCTTCCTGTACCCGTTTGTTATGGAGAATTACTTGTAGGGGGTGCTCCAATAAGTTTATCTTTTAAACCTATATTTGAAGGTTATTCAGGATCGGGCAGAGGCCGCGGATCTGTAGCCGCTTTTAATTTTAGACCTAATATTCCTGTTCAAGGTCTTTTAGGGTCTCTACCCAGTACTCCGACAGAAGAAGATGATAACCAGTTTGAGGTACAAAGATAATGACTACAAGAATTCAAAAGCAAAAAGCAATAGTCTATGATCTAATTTCTGCAGGAGAAGTTAGTGGTATTGTTGGTGGCTTGTCTGGTGTTTACTTGAACGATACTGCCATAGCTGACAGAGCTAGTATTGCAAATCTACAGGGCGGCTCTGGCACCGCAAATGTTAGTAGTACTAGTGTTAGTGCTGCTACTAAAAGTTCTGGTAGTGGTTTATTTACTGGTGTTTCTCTTGCAAATGGTCCTAGATATGTTCAAATAATAGGCGCAGGAAAAACTTCAACCCTTTCTACCGCATTAAAAGAAAATGATGATACTATAATTTCTGCAGCAAATAATATTTTTGCATCTAGTATGATCCAACCTATAACTGAAGACTCTGCAAACGGTCCGGTGTATGGCTTCGATTCTCCTGTAAAGTTTTTGGTTAGAATACCTGGTGCTGGTCGAGGAGGAGGAGAGTATACAGGAATTATTACAAGTGTTGGAAGTTCTGGTAGTGGAACAGGTAATAAAGCTACTCTTAAACCTCCTATAGGAAAAAATGTAAATGCAGGTGTAACTTTTGAGATTGATGAAGTAAGAAAAATTTCTTCAATAACAGGAAGTAACTCTTGTACTTTAACAGCGGGCGTTACTAGAAGTGTAACTGGTGCTCCAATAAAACTAAGTCAATCTATTATAAACACTAGAGACTTATCTGCTGGAATAAGTAATGTAAACTATGAAAGTGCAAAAGCTTATTTTAATACAGGAACAAGAAGTCAACCTGCGCATACACATCCTGGAACTAATACTTCTGCATCTTATACCGTTGGCCCTAACTTTGATTTAAAGTGGCATAGCTCTCAGGACACTGGCACGGGGCAAGCAACTTACTTTATTGATGCAGATAGTTTTTCTTTTGCTCAAAACTCAAAGGAAGAAGTTGATAAAGTAAAAATAAACATTGAAATGCCTGGGGGCCTTTCTTTTACATCAGATAACGGTAAACATCATCCCGCCTATATAGAATTACAAATAGTTTTAGAATATAAAACAGATCCTGCACAGTCTTCTTTTACAAAAGAACTTATACACGGCAGAGACTATGGTGGCTCTGATTTTGTCAGTAATGTACCTGGACCTTTTTTCTCTAGGGGTATTGAACAAACACGAGACGTATTTTATGGTACCAAACCAGGTAGTCGAAGAAGCTCTGCTGTAATTGGAGCAACACAACAAAAAACTGCGTTCATAAGAGAGTTTACAGTTGATCTAAAACCCTTTCAACCTCTAGTTGACTGGAGAATTGGTATAAAAAGACTTAGTCCTGAGTCTTCAGTAGATTATACAGATCAAGATCATAATGTTATAGCTATGGCGAGAGTTAAAACCATAGAAGCAATAATTGAAGACAATTTAAGCTATCCTCTTTCAGCCTATAGCATTGTTGAATTTAGTGCTGAAGACTTTTCAAGTATTCCTAAAAGATCGTATCATATTCGTGGCAAGAAAGTAAAAGTTCCTACAAATTACATAACTAGAGAAGAGTTAGGGTCTAATGAGGCTAAGTATACTCGTAATAAAACAACCGGAGCAAATACAAATAATTATGTCACTTGGGACGGCACATTTCGAGGAGATCCAGCCGCCTCTCAAATAGTAAACCAAAGAAAAGTATACACAAATAACCCTGCTTGGATCTTTTATGATATTCTTACTGATAAAGAGATAGGTCTTGGAGATTTCATAGAAGAAAGCGATATAGATAAGTATGCTCTTTTTCAAATAGCAAGATATTGCGATGAACTCGTGCCCGATGGAAAAGGGGGGCAGGAGCCTAGATTTACTTGTAATGTATACTTTGCTAAACAGGAAGAAGCATATAAAGTTTTAAAAGATTTAGCATCTACATTTAGGGCTATGCTTTTTTATATTGATGGTTTAATAACTCCTGTTCAAGATACTTTCAAAGAACCCGTTTATACTTCT